AAAACAAACTTAAAACAAACTTTTCATGTAATCGAATATACCATCCAACCGCTCACGGCGAGCTTTAATTGCCGCAGGATCTTTCATTTCATCGGGAGATATTTTGTGCAGAGGGATAGGGCGAGTAGATCCAGCAGTTTGGTACTGTGAAAGTTTATTAATACGACCAACATCTTCTTTGTATTGATTATAATTAATATCTAAAGATTTAGCAGAAAACTTAAATGACTCATTGTCCTTACCCACTAAAGGAACAAAACCTTCATCCGTAACTTTACCTCCTGTAAGTAATGTTTCTGATACACCTGAAGGTGACCTTCTTATTTTTTGCCTAACTTCTAAAGTGTACATAGGAACTCCATTATCATCCATTGTGTTGGATAATTTTACGTCGCCCGTTCGCATTAATTTTATAATAACTTCAGCAGGAGAACCTAGCTCATTTAACATAGCCTCAACTGAGGGGTCCCCCATTTTCTTTATATTATACTGTAGAATATCCGAATCAATAGCATGCAGGACAGCTCGATGCACTCTCCCTGTAACGTATTCCTCGCCCCTCAGCGTATCTTGAGGTAGTTGCTCAGCAGTATCAGACATACTAGTTAGTTTATCTTGAGCAAAATCACCACCAAACATTGAGTTAAGTCTAATTAGTGGACTACTTTCTATAGCCAACACGGAACCACGGAGAGCAGTAGCCGAAGTTCGTTTAACAAAAGACATAAAATCTCCCGCAAAAGAACCATCTTCTCTTTTAGCCATCATAACAACCGAAGTATTACCGTAAGCGTTTTCGTGGATTTCTACTCTATCGTTAATGTGAGTGGTAACTAGTTGGTCTAATGACTCCAACGATAGATTAGGGTCATCACTTAACTTCTCAATAGCAAAACCCTCAGCATAATTTGCCCAGTAATTACCATCCGCTTCTGACATAACACCGAAGCTATTAATAACTTTTGAAATAAGTGAGTTGTCACCATTTTTATGCTCTTTCCATGTTGTGTATTTTGCACGAGCAGGAGACTCCTCTTCTAAACCAGCAAACCACTCACCACGATTCATGCCCTGTAAAACATAACTTTGGGCTTTAACATCCATTTCTTGATCTTGAATAGCGTTGTTCTGTAACCCTGCCGCTATCATATTTAATTCAGGTGTAGCATCTGACTCTATGTGACTAGCAATAAAATTAGCTACACGCTTTTCACCCAACATATTTTTGGTGACACCCAGCGCCGCTACATAAGCTTTGCCGTTATTTGGGTTAGCTTTAAGCGCAGCTCTAAGAAAGTTTACAGTTGTATTTAGTCCGACAAACTCGCTGTTAGTATAATCAACCGACGTAACGGGAGAGAAGTGTTCATTGGCTTCTCTAATAAACCCCATAGACGCTTCTGGGTTCTCTAAATCATAAGCATTTAACGCTTGGTTCTGGGAGTTTTTACCCATTTCAAAACGACGGGCATTCTCAGGACTTTGTGCAGCTAGTGCCGCTGTTGTATTTAACTGACGTTCTCCTGCAAATACCTTATTGCTACTATGCTCCGTTGGTACTGAAGTTATGGAATCCATGGCATGTTGCATGTGACTAATAAACGCATTACGTTCAGTTGGTCTCATGTTATCAAACATTGTACCTTCAGGGTCTACTTCATTTAGAAACTCTTCAGCAGTCTTGTCTGGATTAAATTTTAAATATTCAACTAACCCTGTTCGATTGTCTACGGAACCAAATTCTATAACAAGAGCATTCAATTTATTTACTGAAGTTAATTGCTTTGATACCGCTGGACTTAGCTGTTTCCCGTCATACTGACTAATTGTGTCTACCAATTTAGCAGAAAGATTTAAGTCAAAATGAGTAGATGTTTTTACCTTTTCAACAGCGTTGGTAAGTATTGATTCAGCCGCACCAGTCAGTGGTACATTGACACCCTTGGGTTCAGCTACACGAAGGGCTTCAATAGACTTCATGAGCTTACCGTTATACCTACCATACGAATCACTCTGGGCTACCATATCTTTCATGATATCCACATCCTTGTTCCAAGCAGTCACCGAAGTATACTTACTCTTACTAGATTCAAATGCCGCCAACTGATTAGTCGCAAGATGGGTTAGCTCTCTTTCAAGAGTTTCCATTGCTGGAGCTGTAGCACCCACAGACAAATCCCCGTTGTGCAGTAGCTCGGAGCGATCAATAAGCTCCATCATACCCGAAGTACCAAGGTTACCTTCAGAGATGTTAAGTTGTGCAGCACTACCAACTTCTTTTAACGAACGGCTAAATTTAGCTGTGTATTGAGAGTTAACTGTACTGGTGTCTAATGCTCCACGTTTAGCCGTGTACCAAGCATCTGCTGCAATCTGCTTAGACTTCCAGTCTCCTTCTTTAATTTTTAAAGGTTTATCTGTAGCCGCTGCAAATGCATTTAATGGAGCTCCTTGGAGTTTATCCATCTCGGCCATCGCAGCTTCATACGCTTCCGTGTCTTCAGCCTTTGCAGCCGCCGAAGCAGCAGCAGCCTGAGTGTTAACTTCCTGCTGGTAAGTGTTAGTCGCATCGGTAATAGCCTGACTGTTCAAGGCTTGCCTACGCTTAGCAAATTGACCTGCGGCTCCAGCTACTTGTCCTACAGCTTGTGCAATAGCTCCCATACCACCATCGGAAACAGGGAGACCTACTCCATGTGAAAGTGCTGAAGGTTTCTCTGATTGCTGTGTTTGATGTCTTAATTGAATAGCCATGATTTACTTATCGTACGATGCTTTTTGACCTGCGGCAGAACCAAGAGACCCTACAAATGCGGCAGCCCCACCAATCCTAGCGGCGCTTGCTTGATTCTTTAGGCTTGAAGATTGGTAGCGACCTTCAGCAATAGCTAGATCAGAACTGTATCGACCCATTTCAATCGCTCGCTTACCACGTAAGTCCCCTAGCTCAGCAGACTTACTTTGCTGATAGCCTTCCTGACCACCGCTATAAAGTATTTTAGCCTCTTCTTTTTCCAACGTAAGTGACTCTGCATTTAGTAGATCTTCAAAAGATGCTCCAGCCAAACCAGCGCGGCCAGCTTTAGCTTCTTGTGAAGCTAAAGAAGCTGCAATCTGTTTGTCAGCAAGATCCGCCTGTTTGTTAGTCTCAATCAGGACCTCTTGTTTATTAAACTCTGCAACACCAGATTGAAACTGCTCGTCTTGAGCACGACCAATGGCATTGTTACGTTCAATTTGCGCACGGTTAGCAGCAAGCAACTCAGCCTGTTTGGCTTGTTGCTCCATACCTTGAGCTTGCAAATAAGCACCACGTGCTTGAATAGCACCCGAGACTACTGTTACTGCTATTGCTGTTCCGATGAAGGACATAATAATTTGTTTACCGATTCTAACGGGATTCTTGAGTTTGTGTAATCAACCAACTTATCTTCTAAAACTTTAGTATCCGTAATGTTTTCAGGGTTGGGGTGAACGGTCTGCCAAATGCAGTCTTCCGTAATATGTAAAATTTTCTGGACACCCGCCTCAGATTTAAAAGTACACGGAGCTTTGATCTCTACAATCTCACCATCTATTACAACACGAGCAGAACCAGAAATAACCACATTCAAATGCTCGGTAAGATGTGTAGCCCCCAGTACAAATGTACCCGCTGGCATAGTCACCTGACGAACATAGATGTCTGGAGCAAAGTGCTCCTCTAATGGGCACTCTACAGTCTGTGTCTGAGGAGAGTTCTCGTTCAAGTATTCCTCCATCTTAGGGACATCTACTAGAATTTCGGTCATTAGATTTCCGTCTTAAGGACGGCGGATACGAGAGTTAATGGGTAAGGATTGTCTTGGACAATGTGGATAGTTTTATCAACATCAAATTGAGATGCAATAATATTATGCTCATCCATAAAACCTGTATAAAGGCTAGTACCGCCCTTTGGTGCAATGGTCTCAAGTTCTGTTTCGCTAAACCCGACCTTATAACCCATACTCTTATATAAATATGGGCGAATAGATACTGTGCGCTTAATTTGACCGTACGCATTCTTTCCTGCGCTGTCAAAAGCTTGAGGATTCATTTGTAGCTTACCTACATAGGGCAACCCCACTAATGTGTATTGAGAGGCTTGTAGGCCATCTGGTAGCGTGTTACCACCTGAGCTAACCGACACATTACCAAGATCTACACCATCAACAACAATACGAGCCTTACCGTTCTGTATAACACGAGTAGGGACAGTAATGTGGTCTGTTGGAGTAGTTACTGCTGTGTAAACATGAGAATCAAGGAACCGACCATTAGGTTTATAATCACCAGAAAGATCATCCGAAAACTGCACCGAAAGACGTTCGAGTTGGTTAGCAGGACCTGAGTCATCGACTCGTTCCACAACCGCCCATAACTGGTCTTCAGAACTTGTCTCATCCCCCTTAGGAAGAACAACAATATCTTTAAACACGCCAGCTGGTGTGCTGTGCTTCGCCCATGCGTAGAAATCGTCCTCTTTTCGGTAGGTTAATGAGTACAAAGCACCCTTCTCCGTAAGAATCCAAAACGCAGAGTTTGGATTAAACTGGAAGGTCATAGTCTTAATAGCATCATCTTCAAACAAATCAGGAACTAACTTAGTAACCGTAGATACAACAAACTGCTGTGTCTGGAAATCAAACTTAAACTCATGTAACTGCTTACCACTAATGTGTGGAAAGAACACAGACGCTCCTGTACGAATACCTTGAACATGAGACCCAATAGATGTCTCCTGTGTAATTCGAATATTAGAAGGAGTGATAGCTGCCGAAAACTCATTCGGACGAAGTTGCCACTCATTAGACTCTGTACCCGCAATCAAAGTAGGTCCCGCACATAACCACCTGATAATCGTAGCATCTGTACCTAACTGATATGTAATGCCTGTAGTATCAAGAACATCACCATCTTCTTCGGCTGTCCTGAAGTCCGTTGGGTCATTCAAATTAGACAACCAAACAAGGTTCGGATCTTTTCTACTACCTGCAAAAACACGGCGTTGCTCATAAAATGAGACACAGTACGGGTAGTTATTAAGAAACCAAGCGCCCATACGGAACTTAGTAAACACACCATCATTTGTAGGTTCCCCTGTAATATCATCAAGAGGAATAGATGTACGAAGGTCTACATCAACAATGTAATTACTTTGCACATTCGTAATCTTACAAAGAACCCACTTATCAAGTAATGAACCAAGGATATAACGACCTACGTCTCTACCTGAGTCAAAAAACAATTTACTGGATGTAACCTTAGCCGTATGGCTAGCAAGATTGTCGGGATCAGTAATCAAATCGTAAGCTGAAACAATACCTGTAGGTACAACTAATTTAGGATAACTTACAGAATTTTGCGCGTACACAGTAGAACACTCGACGACATCAAACTGTCTCTGAGTAGACATGTTAGCTGTGATAGCACCCGTAGACGTAGTACCCTTAGCTGCTCCACCCCATGATGATGTATCATTGCCTAATGACGTATACGTATATAAGTCATGACTCATAGCAAACCTATTAGTACCACCTGTCTTTCTTACAGCAGCCGCTAAATCAGTATTTCTATTTGTTCCAGTGCCATCAAAAGTAATAAGCCCCAATATAGTCGAACCCCACTCATACGTTTCGTAAATAGAACCTGATTCAAAGTCTTCACCATTATAACTGTCGTAAATAAAATCAACAGGGTGGTCTTCAACCCCACGGTAATCGTTAATTAAAGCCCAACGTACATCACCATCTTGGGAGTTATACTCTGCCGAACCCACGGGATCGCAAACATTAGTAAATAGTTGATTACCACCAACACGGACCCATGCACCAATATGCGAGGTTCTAAAGATTAAGGCATCCGCACGTACATGAGTTTCGCCATCAGGCACCCTGTCACTCTTTGTCCACGGTGCGTGTGTCTCATCCCCAATAATAGCAGCTAAACGGACCGAAGGGTCTTTGATGTTTACTACCTTATCTACAGGGTCTACATAAATAGTTCCACTTGTAGGATTAGCTGGAGCTGCTGGAGTTGTTGTGGTAGATAAAGCACGGCCTAACCCGTATTGGTTTCCTACTTTATACTCGACATAAACTACATCAGTAGTCAGTCCGTTTCCTGCATGTGCAGTGACCACGGCAGAAAAATCAGCACTGTTACTTGATGTTAGTCGAATAATCTCTTCCTCATCTGTAACACGAAGAATTGTATCTGTCGTATCAATCGGCAAAAATGGGTGTGCTGTAAATTCTATCTGCTCCCACTTCCACGGAGTAAGCCCCTCCGCACCCTCTGCTCCTGCGTGTAGTGGAACAATACCAGCGCCTTCGTCGGCACCATGAAGAGTAAAGTTATCGCTACTATCTAATGAAACTTCCTCGTAAATTGAATTTGCTGTCATCGAGAACGGGGGGTGCAGTGGATGGGTGAAGATTAACTTCTCCACTTCAGCGGCCCAACGTACATCTTTAATTTGGTCATCCGAATAGGGTATGTTTACAGTATTTCCAAACCCATCGTCTTGCCCATTAATTCGTGCGTACAACAAAGCACCTGACCTAGAGTGAACACATAACGCACCTGCCGACAACGTCAGCAAGTATCGGTTCTCGTTGTTAATTGAAAAATCAATCAGTTTAATATTCCCAGACCCTAATGTACGCATCCACTCAAAGCCTTCACGGTAACGTGTGGGCCCTTGGATAGAGGGTATAAAATTCTCGTGCTGCTGAAGGCCCTTATTGAACTTATCAATGTCAATACGACCGCGCAAATGAGGGCTCATTAAGCCCCCTGTGAAATCTGTATTTGTAGTATTATACGTCGCCATATTGATGAGAATGGATATAGGATGAATTGTCGTCCGATATAGATCTCAAAGGAGCCTTATCTTGGGACGCTCTTCGTTTTGCCTGTTTAATGGCTTTTTCATACTCCCGATTCATCATCTCACGTTCATTAATCTCACCTGTTAATGGTTTCGCAATACGTGCCGCCAATCGGTATACAAGGGCAGAAATCAAATAATCAGGAAGAACAGACGCATCGGTTATCGTCTTCCCGTAATGTAAAAAGATTGGTGTTTCATTGGCTAGTATTCTTAAGCTAGCTACATCAGATCCTTCAATTCGGTAATCGGAATTTTGGAATCCCTCGGTTGTTGTTACCTTATTAAGGTAATTAAAATCATTGGGTATACTAAAGCTATAATCAAATTCAGTGTCCACCGCAGGGGCACCGACAGAAACTAACTTAGAAACCACTCGAAGAATGGGAAAGTCATAGGTGCTTAATACTTCTTTAAGCACCGAAGAAAAGGCAGGAGAAACCACACGAGCCGCCGAACTGGACGGACTGTCGAAATCTGCTTGAGTAATTGTAGCACTACCTAATTCCAGTAGTGCTTGATTCGCTATCTCTAAATTAGTTGCCATAATGAAAAGGGTCCCTCACCCAACCCGAAGGTGAGGGACCACTGGTTCATTGTCGAGGACTAAGAGTTCTCGACGTAGAGGATGTAACCTACAAAACTGGTCACAGTAGCAGCCGCAGTTGCGAATACGCTAGTGAGTTCAGTAGTAGTTGCTTGATAAGCTTCGAAAGCGGCAGCAGCAGTGATACCATCGACGAATACGTCTACAGCGGTATCTACTGGAGTTGCTTTCGCAGTCCAACCAATGTCAATCGCGCCAGTGATCGCAGTAACAGCACCACCAATAATGGTGACGTCTTTACCGAACTCAGCTAGCTCAATTTGATCTCCCGTGGCAGCAGCACCCGAGGAGAATTTTTTAATACGAACTCGCGCACCTGACTCGATAGGAGCCAAAGGCGAGGGATTTTCAGCGCGAACTTGAGTAAGTTCAACACCGACTTTGTCGAATGTAATAGCAGCCATAATATATGTTCCTTTTTGTTGTTGTTAAGCTTCTAGGCAACGGATCTCACCAGCAACTTCACCCCACATACGCGATGCGCCAATGGATTGTTTGAAGTGCATGTAAGGAATGTTCTTCTTGCTAGGGTCACGCCACATGTTGCCCTTGAGGTCATCACCAATGGTGAGCTTCAGAGCCTTAGGAGTGAATACCATGCAACGACGCTCATCACCACCAGCACCAGTAGACAGAGGAAGACGCTCGCAAAGAATGAAGCGGTATCCCATGAATGTAGTGATGTTACCTTCTGCAAGGTTCTTACGAACGCTGTAGTCGGAGTTGATGATTTCATCTTGCCCGAGAAGATTCTCAAGCTGGTATGAAGTGAGCAGCATAGGAAGTACATCGTCTTGCTGGATTGCTTCAACACGAAGCATAGCAGAACGGAGTCCCTTAAGCTTCTCGATAGTCAGACCCGATGCAGTGCCAGAAGCAGCATCGAAGTTAGCACCAACCGAGATACCTTCTTTATTACCAGCAGCAAGTGTGTAACGACCAGCTGTAGCTGCGATCTTGTTCGAGGAGCCATTGCTGTACTCACCAACAGTGATCGTAGCACTGTTCTCTGCTGTAGCAGCAGTTGCGTACGACATGACAGTGCTGCCTTCTTTACCTGTGTAGGCATCAGCGAAATACTTCTCAATCAAGAAGTCATCACGCTTGCGCTTACCAGACTTCAAAAGAGCCGCATTGTAGCCGTTAGAAGGATCCGAAACGACCTTCATGAGGTCCTTAGGATCAATGTATTTACCCAGTTCAAAGTGACGTAGAGAAATACGGCGATTGTCGTGAGGCACTTCAGAAACTGGATTGTCACCATAACGTGTGGTGTCCTCCGTCATTTCTTCGGCTTCACCCATACGCTGGTAGCTCTTGAACTCGCTGGATTGTGTGTCACGATCAACTAGTGGATCGAGAATAGATGTTTCTTGCTGGTAGGCTTGTTCGAAACCTTCCTGAAACTGACGAACATAAGCTTCTTCGATAGCCGAAGAGCCTTGTCCTGTGTATACTGAATTGTCAGGCATAATATTTAAAAGAATAGAGATTAACGAGAATGCGTATAATTTACGCGTTTTTTTTTCGTGTAGCTACCCTTACGGACTACGCTGACACTTACGGTGCCCACGGCTTTCTAAAGCTGTACATGGACCAAAAAAAGGCTACCCACATCATCTTATTAAGATGTCATGGGTAGCCTGTCAAGGTTTAGTCTTTAACTTCCCGAGTAAAGCTTCTGATACATCGCTGTACGCTGCTTCAAGAAGCTTTCACGTCGTGCCTTATCAGAAGGTGTCAACGTCGCCAGCTTGTTCTCAGGCATAAACATTAGTTCGCTATGCTCCTGATCAAACTGGTCGATCTGGGATTTGATACCAGCAACCGTGTCCTGACCAAAGGATGAGCCCCCTCCAGCAGTCGGCATACCCGCATCACCAACCATAGGTGCTAGGGAATGAAACAGCTTTAGGACAGCAGGGTGGTTACCAACAACTGGGCTCCACTCCATCAACTGCTTCAACTCAGGGATTTGCTGAGCAAAAGCTTCGAACGTCTCATTGGCACTCTTGTGGTTAATTGCGTAATCAGCACCCCACTCAGAACGCAGTTCATTAGTTTGATTCTGTACAGACTCTTGAATCTGAGCATCAAGTGTGCTTTCAGACATCACCTGTCGTGTAGCCCACTCAGACTCCAATGCACTAAACTGCTTAGGTGTCAGACCAATGTTATGAGCCACCTCTTTGAGTTGATTCTGGATCTCCTCAGGAAACTGCATCTCCTTAATGTCCTGACCTTCTAGTTGAACGCTATGCTTCTCAGCAGACACATACCCGTCCATAGTTTCGGGACGCAGCTTTGAGTAGAAGTCTTGGTAGTCTGTATCTGTCCAATCTTCTTGTGGTACTGCTAGTCTCTTCTTACCCAAAGCTGACTGTGCATTAATAGCCTGTTCAGCCAAAGACTGGAAGCTTTTAGTTTCCTTAAATAAGTTTTTGTCCCGCAGGTCATCTGGTAAGCCAGATACAAACTGTTGGTAGTTGTCCTCGGAACCAAAGTCTAATGATTCAGCAGCTGATTCGGGTGCGATACCTCCACCAATACCTGCTGAAGTTTCTTCTACGGTTTCTTCTGTTAGTTCTTCACTCATGGGTTCTGTTCCTTTTCTATTATGTCTATTAGGTTTTGCGGGTCATCACGACCCATTAGATTCACATAACTCATAGCCAAGTGTCGCTTACCTTCATTGAAGGCCGTCACCTGAGGATCGGAAGAAAATTTTGGAAAGGTCACACCGCAGTCCCTAAGGAGTCGCCGAAAAAATCGGTCTCCAGCTGGGGTGGCTGCGATAGATAACAAATCATCACGAAACTGCTGTCGGGCTCTGAGTTTTTTAAGTGGGTTCATTCTTTACATATTCAATAACTGACCAATGCCCTCGGGATCCGTAGATCGGGCAGAAGCAATATCCTTCATAGCACCAGCCATCTGAGGCATTGCTGCCGCTTGCTGCTGTTGTGATTCAGCCTCCTCGCGTTGTTCGCGAGCAGCTGTAACTTCGTCTTTACTTTTGACGACATTACGAGGGATGTTACGCATACGAGCGTAGTTATCGAAAAGGTTGTGTGTATCTAAGTTTTCCGCCATGGATGGATCCTGTTGGAGCAATGGTGTAATATCCTGAAGGAATCCAGACATATTACTAATTGCACCTGCATACTGTGCATGGGCTGCGGGACTTGTATAAACAATCTCCAACCCACGTCCTGCAAGCGACTCTGGAGCCGATTGCATTACAGGATGGTTCTTGTCTTGTAGGAAATCTATTACGTGCTCGATAGCTGGAGCAAGATACTCACTCTCTTGTCGAGCAAGGAGTGGTCCAAGCTGTTGTAGCATCTGACCACGCTCATCGTGGATCTCAGTTACCGACTGACGCTCTTTCTTCTGCTCACGAATAATCTGGTCAACGAAGAATGACTTCGTGATCTGACCTTGATAGTTCGAGATCATCTCCAAAGTAAGGTTCGGCTGACTGCCACTAGTAAGCGGCTGAGGCATTGGTGACCCTGCTTCATGGAACAAGACCTGACCCGCGCCATATGTAATGGGCAACATGATCGAATCATCTTCAGCAACAAGCGGTGGGTTATTGGCGATCTCTGCACTACGCAGGATTTCCTTCACCATCTTGTTAAGAACACGGATCTGACTCATGCAAGTAGCCGCTGGTCCACGACCAAGGACTTCACCAGCAATAACCATCCAACGAGGAACGATAAACGGAAAGTAACCCTTCCCAGTTTGCAAAAGAACGGCATCCAACTCAGGTACCCAATAAGATACCTTGTACGGACGCTGGTTGCCGATACGTCCCCCTTTACGGGCTGCTGGATCATTCGAAGGTTCGACCGAAAAGACCAGCTCGTATTTCTTGTTAGCTGCATACGGGTCGAATCCTTTAGTGTTGACCACATCAGGAAATTGTTGCGCGAGCGCCTTCGTGCTGAGGAACTTGCGGTAGAACATAGTGTCTACCGTACCTTCATCATTAACATCAAAGAAACTATCTGCTAGTGCGCAGGATTTAAAGTTAGGGATCGCTTTGTCTCTGTTCACATAAACAACAGCATTACCGAAGGAACCAATATCATGGAACGCTTCATGGCTGGCTGCATAGAACTGACTAGCGGGTGTTGCGTAGATGTGACTGATTGTGTCACTGAGTCGCTCTAAAAAGATTAACTCATCATCCTTTAGTTCAGCCGAAGGCGTACCCTCAGGCTTTAAATAAGCCCAACGATCCGCCTTCGGAATCAAATAAGAACTAAGTCCGTTAGCGAACATTTGGTTCGCCCATACAGGTGTACTATCGTAGATAGGTTTGGATTGATCATCCTCCCGATTACTAGTCAGACCCATGGATCCCGTAAAACGGGCTTTATTGGGAGCAACGTACTTCTGTGCATCAGAAAGCATCTCTTCGTGACCAGCACGGAGAAGCTTTAAATGTTCGTATCGCTCTTGGAGTCTAACTAATTCAGGGGTCTTCATTTACAATCCGCTACCTAGCGATTTCTTTTTTGTCGCATCACTACCAGAGAGTGCTGTCTTTTTAGTCGCACTACGCTGAACCGCTGTTGGGTTCACGGCCTTGGCTGCTTTTTGGGCAGCCTGAATAGGCTTACGCGCAATTGGAGTAGGGGGCGGTGGAGGGGGCGGAGGCGGTGGAGGCGGTGGAGGCGTTTTTGGTTTTGATCCCATAATATTTTCTTAGTTTGTAAGTAGAAAGAAACCGAAGTTCGGTGTCCAAGTATTTTAAGTATCTATGAAAACCAATCCTGTCAAGAGAGTAAGGCATCAGTTTACAAAAGGTTAACATATTTGATCCTGACGTATAATCTATGTGCCAATAGTCCCCTTTAGCATCCGTCGCTTTTCGAAACAAGAAGATAGCTGTGGGGCCTATGTACGTGTGGTACTCATCCTCGGGTAACCGATACAGATAGGAATCCAGAAGATCCCCAAAGTTCTCGCCGCGAAGTCGGTATAACTTATGGGCATCTTCCAACAAAGATGTACGAACGGGGGCTGTGCTAGTTATGGACATTAAAAATCAACCTCTCTTATCTTATACGTGTTCCGATCCTTCCGAGTTCGGGCATTACGGTCATATTCACGGTTCGCCTTGAGCCCAACAGCCAATGTCGAGAAAGCATCGGCACCATGGGACGCATTATTGTGGATAGCCTGTTTCTTGAACACTTGCTTAGACTCGTCCCACTCTTTGGCGTAGTTCTTCAAATGCTCGATACCCAAGGAACAATTAGTCGTATCAAACCAGCATTTCGGTAGTGTCTGACGTACCGCCTCGATCTGGTCGCTCTTACCCATCCGTTTAACAACAGTTGGCTTGATACCTAGAGATCTGAGAGTTTCGATACGAGATTTCCCTGTTCCAAGCTCCCTAACCGCCACATCATGAGGTAAGTAGTGCTTTCCATACGTAAAATCATGTAAGGACGACAATCTTTGCAGTTCCTTAGCATAAAACGGTAATCCCTCACCAGAGTTCTCATAGTAAAAGATAGGACGCAGCTCATTTCGGTATTGTTGGGCAAACCAGATGCTCGTGCTGTCATCCATACCCAAATCCCACCCAGTAATCACTGGCAACGCTGGATCGGGGCTGATCTTGTCCAACATCTGCCCCTTGTGGTACAATTTAGTCAATATGTCCCCATAATAGGAACCCTCGACTGGTGTATCAAAGCTAGACATGAACTCCTGCTGGAACAATGCCTCACTCATCTCATCTCGCGCCTTACGCAGATCAGCTGGCTTAATAGCCTTAGTTTTAGTCACAGGTAAGTGACTAACAAACCAATCAGGGTCTGCTTCAGCCTTCTTCAACAACTTGTACATGTGGTTCTTACCACGAGGCGTACTATTGAATATAGCCCAACCACCATTCTCCGCTAACACAGGATTCAAGAAGTGCCAAATACTGGGGTCGCACAAAGCATACTCCGAAAATATAATACCAATAGGGTTCGTACCAACCACTCGGTCAGGGTTATCCGCACCAACCAACTGAATCACGGAACCATTGGTCAGCGTCAGAGACATTTCCTGCTCAGACTTACGGACAACCAACTCGCGGGGCACGAAGTCAATGAACTTACGCCCCTCACCATCCTGACCCTGCCACAGAATCTTACGCAACTGATTCTGGAACGGACCTACATAAAGATACAGCCCCTTCCGCTGGAGCGCCTTAATCGCCATTACATTGATACAAGTCAAATCCTTACCCGCACGTCGATGCCATACAAGCACTGCTCGTAAGCTTTTCGCACTGGGTGCCATATACTTAAGCAAAGGTAACTGATAATGTCTAGGGATATATCCCTGCGCAGGTAATTGTACACTCATGGGCTGGTAGGTAGGTTGGTTAAATGGATCCGTCGTTCTCTGTTACATTGGCCGTGGCCTCTGGTGGCGTAAACTCACCGTAGTCGTATACCTCATCTTCATCTTCTTCCACATCAAACACGTCTACGTCATCAGCCGCCATAGCTGCGGCAACCAAATCCTTCTGGGTAGTCTGGGCGAAATCAACAACGTTAATAGTCATATTACTCTGCACATCAGCCTGAAGGTCAATTGTTTTCGGCTTAGCTGCAAAGAACCCACTCAACTCCTTAGTCACAGCGATTCTATCCTTAACGGGCAATACATACTCCCCATCTGCATCCTTCTCCGTCACAAACTCAATTAGTGCCCCTAGTGGATTGAATCCTGCATCCTCGAACATAGCCAAGACCATCTTACGCTGCTGGGATGGAGTCGGGGCTTCAGACATCATCTCCAACAACTGCTGCTTTACCAACAACTTCTTCTCGGTAGACGCAGTCTCTCGTTGAATCTCCATAAGCTTCTGGGAAGCTTTAGGCAAACGTTTCGTATCTCTCACACGCTTCCGCTCTTTTTGCTTGGTTACTTGCTTGGGTCGAACGCCGTTGGAGGTTTTCCTCTTATCTGCGAATGGGTCTCGTTTGATGGGCATGGTTCTTTTCTAGGGTTCATGGGCTCTTAGTCAAGAAATTCATGCCTGTTTCTTTCGAACAAGGAAAGGCCATTCCCTAAAATCTACCAAATCTACCAGAGCTTTTTGGAATCTTGGTAGAACATTAAACAATAACATCTATCAACGACTTACAGAATATTTACCGATTTACCCTACCAAGCGACTAACTTTACCATAGTAGTTTCTTAAATGAAAATGTCTGGTAAATTGGTAGATATTACATAAGTCGTTGATAACCCTATATCTCCACTTGTTCTACCAGAGGGGTGGTAAATGGCGAAATTTGTTGGTAGAAAACGCTGTTTTTGGGGTAAATCGGCCTGTTTGGCTAACATAAACCGTTAGTATAATCGAAAAATCGGAATTTTGGGTTCGTGGGATGGGTCCCCCTACTCCCTTCGGACTCCAAAGTTCCCCATGCCCCCCCCTTCGCCCAGATTCCTTGTTCCAATGGCTCCGTGTTCCCGTTGCCCCAAGGCTCCGTGTTCCCATGGTTCCGTGCTCCCATGTATATATATACCCTGCACCCCAGCACCCCTGTTACCATGCACCCATGCACCATGCTACCCTGTTACCATGCACCGTGGATGCGTGGGTTATATCCCACCGTCACCATGACACCATGACCCACACCCATCCGTGTCGCTCCACCACTGGGCTCACAGCCACCCTGACCCCTGTCATCCATCAACCCACATCACCCATCAGCCTACCCACGCCCCACCAAGGCTCTCTGCTGCCCTTCAAGCCCCTCTACCATCGTAACCATGGTAACACCCATCCAATGCACCCAAAGCAACCCTTGGCACAACAAGGGCTCTGGACATAGTTACCCCGCAATCTCACAAGTGGTTGCTTGATCGACCGCTCCTCGTCCCTCGTCGGGCACGATGCTTCACTGCCCTTCGTAGTTACTCTCAACGCTTCGCTCCGTTGTATGCCGCCTTAGGCGTCAAGCTCATTTACCATGGGCTCGGAAAGACCGCTCCGTCAGCGATGCACTGCCCATAGATTGGCTTAGGCCAATCACGCACCCCTGCTGCCCTAATGCCATCGTCACTGTAGCCCTAGCCGCCACTGTCTCATCAGGTTCGCTTATGCTCACCAGCTAAGCCATTGGACGGGGGCTACCACATTCCCTGATGTCATTGGTCATCATGCGCACGGGTCATCACACCCTGCCGAGGGAAGCTGCGCTCCCTATCGCTGCAAGTGAAAACAAGGTATATTCCCGCAAGCGGGCCCCTTTCCTTGTTGCTGTTGGCCATTACGTGGGCAGACCCACGATGGCTCAACGCCCCTACGGGTTCACTGGCGTCTTCGCCTAGCACCCATGATTATTATAGATAGCATCATCATCAAGATAAGATGCGCTTAACCAACATACTAAATATTATGAAAGACTACAACCCAGACCTAGAAGACGCCTTAAACGATGAGTTCAACGAGTTGCAATACGAACAGTATGACTCAACAGATGCAGCCTCAACCACTGCTGGCTGCATTACAGCCACCATACAGTATGCCTCATGCGGTTCCAAATACACCGAGTCGTTCCAAAAAATCCAGCACCTTCGCGACTTCCTTGATTACAACAGTTGCTGGGCAGTGCTCGTAGGTTTCACCTCAAACGGTGAGACCTATGAAACCCTTGCTGACTACCCCGATGAGTCGTCGTCAAAGCCTGAAGCACAAGGCGGGGACACATCGAATCCATGTAATAATAAAGAGGAATTATCCGACAATCTTGTCACAACTAAATCAAATCAAACTAAATCAAATACTATGAAACCAATCGCAGCTATCGTAACTAACACAAAGACAGCCATCAGCAACATGACAGGTGAGGACGTCGTGATCCACGACATCTACACCATTGACGGCGAGTTTGTCCAAGTTTGGTCGGACACACCCGCACCTCTCGCTAAAATAAATGAAGAGACCTACGTCGTCTGCAAGGTTGACTCCTACAAGAAGCACGGGGAACCAGTCGAGCGCAAGCACTGGCACATCATCCCTACAGCATTCGCCGAAAAGATGATCAGCTCAGCCGTTTAATCCTTTCCTTCCTTCCAACCCACGTCCTAAGCACGACGTAAAACTGCTTTCCTTTATTATGATTCCAAAACAATCTAAAACATCTCGCGCAGCTCACCAAAAAGCACTGGAAATCCCCAAGTCTTACGACTTGGACGATCCACTGGAGCAGGCACGACGTGACCTCTGGTCTATCGTGTATAGCGAAGCCAATGACGTCGCCGATTCTATCCGCAACCGTCACCTAGACGCTCAAGACGTGGTTGATCACTGGTATCTCGACCTAGAGAACAACGCACAGGTATCGCACGACTTCAAAGCCCACGACAAGGTCACGGGCTTCCAAACCATCTCGCAGGAGCTCAAAGCATTCGAGGAAAATGAAAATCAACTCGCCTACCAGCTCTGGGAACGTGAGTTCCGTAAGTGGTGGGACGGTGGCAAACAAGGCAAAAAGCCTGTGCTTCCTGCTAGGTCAACCTACCGCGTCTGCCAATTCAAGGATGTCGAAACCTTCGGCAACGCAGCTTGGTCAGAAGTAGAAGACGAAGTGGAATCCCTCGAACGTCTACGTGAACGTCGCAGCAGCATCCGTCAGGACGCTATGGACGATCCAGAAAACGCCTACGAGGACGAGCGTGGCAATCGCCGCTTAGCTCAATCCCGCTGTCTCTTCGACCGCTACGATCCACAGAACCCTAAGTTCAAGTTTCGTGGTCAAAAGGGTGTGCTCGGTGGCATTTATACAACCACAGACCCTGAGCCTACTTACCGTTCAGCCAAAAACCGTGGCTTGCTTGTCAAAGCTCTCCTTCGTTCCGACAACGTTCTCGATATCCTGCTCGCCAAGGGTATGAATCGTAAGTTCAGCTTCCCTGCAAAAAAGAGGGCTAAAGCGAACGCCAGTAAAATCTAACACAGTGCGGTGGTAGCTCAAGTCTAAGTGCTTGGGTTACCATCGCCCTTTTTTTGATACGCAAGAACGCCTCCGCAAGGGACACTGCCTCCGCAAGGGACACTGCCTCCGCAAGGGACACTGCCTCCGCAGGGGGAACAACTACACTTCTAACAACTACACTTCTAACAACTACACACACAATATAATGACTAATCCAAAATACGACGCCGCAATCAAACTAGCTGAACTCCGTGGTTACAAAGAACTACGTGCTGAACAACTCGATCAACTGCTAGAGCTTACAGCAATACCAGAACTCACTGTAACCGAAGCCCTTGATGCCGTGCTCAATGCACCCCAAGAACGCTTTAATCGCGGAGTAAAATTACTCCGCAAACAAGCCTCCATCGGATTATTTAATATCGCTAAATTACTAGAAAATAAATAAACGACATTATGACTACTCTAATTATACTCATTTGTGCCTTCGTTACCATCATCCTTGGAGCCATGATCTTCGGATCCGACATGTAATATTATGGACTTACTTATCATCGCATTCATCGCAGCCCTCGGCTATTTAATCATATTATGCAAGCTTTTTAGTCCTCAATTTGTGGCTAAAACGCAAGTTATGTGGGATGTATTGTTTACAATTGCAGTTCCTATCCTATTTTTAGGCACATTTAGTGGCATGACTACTGCATTTCTTTCTGGCGTTATATTTAGTGCCATGACATTTGTTTTATCTCTATGTCACACTAAACGACCTAAAAAGACTTAATTATAATGAATGATTCACTTAAACTACTAGATGCTCAACTGTCAGACTCAGAGTTTCGAACTACGATAGCCAACTCACGCTTGCTCAAAGAATGCAAGGAAAAAGGCTTTCCTAAGCTAAAGGCTTATGGACTTATTCGATACCCTGACGAAAAGCCTGAGAAATCAGAGTAGTATTAATTTCAGCGGTTTATGATCATACGTAAACTGATAACAAGAGTAATCGTCTTTGTTTTACCCATTGCTATTGAGGCTGTCTGCCTAGGTTTTAAACGCTGGATGCGTTTACAATCTTACAAGCAGCGCAAGCAACTCTACGACAAAGATAAATTACAATAGTGCAGTGCTATGTTCCCTTTGGAGCATAGCACCCTAATTTTTGGAAGTGGTAACTCAGTATCCCGAACCTCCAATTAAAATATTGGTTAAAAACTAGCGTGTCATTTGCGTTACCCGATGGGCTTTGAGGCTATCCTAGCAGCCTCACTTTCTAATTATGACCAAAGTAAAAATAACATTCTACAACACTGTTCCACACAATGTGAGTAATTATACAATACACCGTTCAACAACTCCTAATAAAGTATTTATTAAGGAATATAATACAACCAACTACAAACTTGCTATGTCTTATGCTATACGATTTGTAAACAAGCAACGCGAAGACTTAGGTAGAAACACAGTATTAGAAATTTTATGAAACCTACAAAGACACCTACTAAAAAAGCAGCTAAAAAAGCCACCAAGAAAAAGGTATTCAAGGCTCCACCGATCCCTTCTGATATGTTTGAGAAACGTCTCCTCAAAATTGAAGCAGAGCTGAAGAGGTCAAGACGACTACACTTCAAGCTTGGTAAGATTGACCTTGACTAAATAAAGGATCCCGTGCCAACCACAACACGGGACCCTCATTAAACCAACCATAATAACGAATACACAATATATTCAAGTATCAGAAAAGCGGTATATTGATGTGAGTCAACCATGAAAACTACAGAAGCCCATATACTAGCCTCCCGATTTTATCTTACAGATGAATTACCCGCAGACTTCGATAAATTAGATGAACAAGAAGTCATGGACTTCATCAAAAACCATAAATGGGAACCCTTTGAATACTGGGAACCACACGGTATTTGGGAACTAATTGACGATTTAGCACGAGAATTTCACAACCAAACCAACCATGAAACATCTAGAACCTAAATTCAAAGAAATCGCTAGTAAATACACTAGCCAAGCTGGCGCGGCCAAGGCTCTCTACAAAGTATTAGTAGAATACGCTCAATCCTGCGGCATGGACCCCAGTATGGAGGTCTCAATCCGCTCACCAAAAGAAAACTTAGCTTTTGGTTTCCACGAATGCTGGTATGTAGGTTTCGAAGCTGGCGACTACCAATGGGCCATTGGAGCCAGTTTCACTCTATCCAACATCCACTGGTACACAGAACCCTATTACTCCTTCGACCTTAACTTCACTAAAGCATGAACAACAAAGACTTAAAATTAATAGACGACATCAGAGCTCTTGCTTACAAGAACTATGAAAAAGGCGGAGATATGATTATCGAATGCCTCGAAGACCATGAAATCTTAGAGCACATGAACTCTATCAAAGATGCAAAAGACTTTATGAAACTACAGTTTGAGCAACGCCGTGAAGTTGAATCCACTATTTTTTAATGTATGAACACTAACATAAAACGTACCAAACAACCTTTCAACTACGAGGAACCTGTACGAGTTTACTGGAACTTCCACCGTAAATGTTACAGTGTCCAACAGAACCGATTGGTTATTGGTCACACTGACTGCATCTCTCTTGTAGATGTAAAGTTCCATGTGTCCGAGGCTGGACGTCAGCGTGTCCTTAAGGAACGCAAAAAGAATGTCCATGCCTATGCCATAGGTACAATTAACATACCAGAAGATGTCTACTGGGACGTTAAGATCCAATACAACCCCTACCGACATAAATCCTTTTGTTTATGGGTAGACCCTGCAAGAACTGTATCCTCAGCTCATTCAGTATTACTCCGAACAAATGATAATGAACCCTACATGCTAGCAAGTAGAGACATATTATGAAAGCTTTCCAAACTAAATTCATGCCAGCCACGGACACCAAAGGCCCCCGTATTAAAGCTACATGCTGGGGTAAAACGGCTACCGTGCCCATCGACTACGGACTAACAGGTTACCAAAACCACTTTGAATCAGTCAAAGAGCTAATTAAAAAGCATAACCTAGAAATAGACATTTCAACAATGGTCTACGGCAGCCACGACTTCAACAACACCTACACATTCTGTTTCCCCCAATCAACTATAAACCTATGATCGAAGCCCACATCAACCAAATGGTAAACGACGACAATCAGCTAGAAGCTGGTGACGGTCTTTTCATCGACCTCAAATATTACGGCGACCAAGCCGTGGCAACCAGTGCAATCGAGTATCAAGTAGACGAAGACGGCGAAGAGTCGGAAGAGATCCTATCTGTACACGATGCAATGCAAGACTGGATACGACCAATTAGAAATGGTTACGGCGTTGACGGAGTTCTAGCTGTCCTTTGTCCAGATAAAGTATGGCGTAAAATCGTCTGGTTCAACGAAGACGGACACGGTCAAGCATTTACACAAAACTAATATTATGGGAAGATACTACAGCGGAGACATAGATGGCAAATTCTGGTTTGCCTTACAACAATCAAACGCAGCTGATCGCTTTGGAAGTACAGGAGAGGCAACTCATTTGTCTTATTACTTTCATAAAGATCAACTGGATTATATTAAAAATGAACTTTCAGAAATTACTAAAAACATTAATGTAACTAAACTCAATGAGTTCTTTGATCGTCAAAAAGGCTGGAGCGAAGATACAATAAAAGCTGCTGGCATCACCAGAAACGACTTAATAGAGTACGCAGATTACAAACTAGGTATTCAAATTCGCGACATGCTCGAATCAAACGGTGAATGCTGTTTCGAAGCAGAACTATAATATTATGAAAAACCCAATCCAAAACATAGGCTTATTCTACACACCAACAAGTATGGAAGATCTGCAAGACAAACTTGCACTTCATTACGGCTCGGAAGGTGTCGTTGCTCAAACAGCAGCGTGGATGGCTTGGAACCTAGCCTCCAAGATAATCGAAGAACAACTACAAGATTAACTATGGAAAAAACAATAGAAAAAAACGCACACGGTGAGTTCAATGTGTATCAATTTGATACATACCCCGATGACAGCGTTCTAGCAGGTCAAACAAGGAAGCAATTTCTAGATATGTATGACACCGCAGAACTTGCAAAAAAAGATTACCCCGATGCCGTAGAAGGCTATCGTGACGCACATAACCACTTCGATCACTTACCAGACTACTAATATGACTTACTTATCTCTTATAATGGCTCTCATTACAATTGAAAGCCAAGGCAACGACTTTGCAAAAGGCGACCGAGGAAAAGCTCTAGGCTGTCTACAGCTGCATGAAGCATACGTTTATGACGCAGCAGAACATGCTGGCGATTACTGGGTACACGAAGACGCCTATCAGCGTGACGTAGCTGTTAAAATCTTCATGGCATACATGGATAGATACGCAACCGTGGAACGCTTAGGACGTCATCCCACAATGGAAGACATTGCTCGCATACACAACGGTGGTCCAAATGGCTACAAAAAAGAATCAACCAAAGCATACTGGGCTAAGGTCAAAAAGGAACTAGATTCCTACGACATACTATAAAAACCTTCAGTAGAAACCGTGATGTAGGGGTACATCATAACTACAAACCCCTTCGCCCTTCACTATCATTAGACGTGGAGTGGCGAAGGACATTCTCAAGTCAAATAAAACCAAGTCAAATAATATGAAGCTTACACTACAAATAGATACCACTCAAATCACAATCGAGACAGATTACACACCAGCACTAACGGAGACCGTCGAACATCTGTACAGGCTCTGTGTCTGTTCTGGGTTCAGCCCTACAGGAGCCGCAGAAGCCTTCGTTGAACGAGGTAATGATATGCTTGAGGCGGAA